CCCTTCTACCAGGCGATGCCGGGCATCGTGACGCCGTTCGGCACGTTGCTCAAGCCGGGCGGGCGTATCGCGGCCTACGTGCGCAGCACTGGCGCGCAGGATGGCGAGGACCACTTCGCCGCTTCCGGCATGCTGGTCTCCACGCTGCAGCAAGGCCTCGCGCGCTGCCGCTCGGGTCAGGGTGACATCGTCTATGTGCTGCCGGGTCACACCGAGAGCATCACGGGCGCTGACTTCATGACCAACCTGGTGGCGGGAACCCAAATCGTCAGCGCAGGCAAGGCGGGGTCCACCAACAACCCCACCTTTACCTGGACGGCGGTGGCCAGCACCTTCCTCTTGGACGTGGCCGACGTCTCCCTGATTGGGCTCACGCTCAATATGGGCGGCGCCGACAACGTGACGGCGCCTATCACGGTGACGGGCGCGGGCTGCATGATTGCAGGCTGCCACATCATCGCCGGCACCAGCTCGGTGCTCGAATCAGCCACGCCGGTAACCGTGTCGACGGGCGCCAACGACTGCCTGATTACCGCGAACCGCTTCACCGCAACGGGCGGCGCGGTGACCACGGCGTGCGTGTCGGTGGGTGCCGCGGTGGCGCGAACCACCATCACCGGCAATCGCTTCTTCACCACGCAGTCGAGCGCCACCACGGGCGTCATCTCGGTGGGCGCAGCGGCCACTGAGCTCGATATCGGCTGGAACCTGATGTACAACGCCGTTGAAGACGGTGTCGGTATCCGCATCGCGAACGTCGCGTGCACCGGCATGATCTACAACAACTACTTCGGTGGTGTTGACGCAGGCGGCACGGTCGCCAACGCGCTGAAGGCAGTGAGCTACGCGGGCTCCGCGCAAATCACTCGCGCCTTCGAGAACCGCGCGCTCGACGAAGACGCTGCAACGGGCGTCATCGCCCCGGCAGCCGCAACCACCTGAGCACGGAGATGGCATGCGCAGCGTACCCCGCAACATCGACCGCAAGGGCGAGCATCTATCCAGATGCGACGCCTGCGGGGTCATGTACCTGCGGAGCGCGCTGCGCCGTTGCCACGACGGGCTCTTGCGGTGCGAGAACGACCGCCCCGGGCGCGACGAGCTAACGCTTGCAGAATTGACAGCATCCCGAGCCGCCTCCCTCTCAGTGCGGCTCGGGATGCAGTCCCCTGCTGACGGCGCCGTGCCTGATACGGACAGCGAGGGGAACCCAAACAGCGCGTCGAGCTACACGGGCCCGACGCGGCGCTTCTCCGTGGACGACGTCTACGCGAGCGGCGTTCCCACCTACAGCAACCCCGGCACGCGCTTGGGCAAGGCGGGCTTCTGATGAGCATCAGCACGACGCCGAGCACGCCCATCAGCATCAACACGCTCATTCTGCTCGCCTACAAGCGAGCGGGAGTGTTGCCCGTGGAGGCGCGCCTGAGCGGCGCCAACATGGTGCCCAAGCTGGAGCACGGCCGGCAGACGCTCGACCTGATTCTCGATGGCCTGGCCACCGAGGGATTCATGGCGCGGACCACCGCGTTCTACGACCTGAGCATCGTGGCTGGCGAGAGCCAGTACACGCTCCCCGACACCATCCTGGACGTCTTCGAGGACGCCATGTTCGTGCCGCCGGAGAACGAGGACACGAAGCACACGACGGGTGAGCTGGTGTGCAGGCAGATGGACCTGAGCACCTGGCAGACGCTCACCACCAAGGGCAGCATCTCGACGCGCCCCCAGCTGTACGTGGCCGAGCGCAGCGGCGCGACGGTCGTGCTGAAGCTCTGGCCCGTGCCGAGCGACGCCGGCACGATGCGGCTGAAGACCGTTCGCTTGCTCGGCGGCAACGCCGACGGCAAGAAGAGCCCGGACCTGCAGCGGTACTGGTACGACGCGCTGGTCTGGTGCCTGGCGTACTACGTCGCCGTCGACAGCTCGATGCCGGCGGACAAGGTCCAGACGCTCCTGCTGATGGCGCAGCAGAAGAAGCAGGAGTGTGTGCGCTACGCCTTCGAGCACACGGGCACCCAGGCGATGGTGGGCTACCAGTCGCAATGGAGCGGGTGATGTGTCGCGCTTCGGCACCGACCGCTGTGGCTCGTGCCTCGCACAGAGGGGGCTCGACGTATGCCCTCTGAGGTCATCACCGAGCCCATCGCATTTCTCCCAAGCCTCGAGACGAGCAGCGAGGAAATTGGCGGCGGCTCGCCAGAAGCCTACAACATCATCGTCGACCGGCGCGGAGTCATCCGGAAGCGACCCGGCCTCGTCGCGTACACGGGTGTCGCTCCCGCTACTTCCATCGACGCGGCCGGGGTGCTCGGGCTGTACCTGACGGAGCAGCGCGTGGCTCACACGAGCGGAACCCCCACGGTGAGCGGCACGCACCCTGGAGTGCTGTATGCCGTAGGTGCCACCGTGAACGCCTCTGGCGGCGGGCACAATGCCGGGCGAAACGTGTACCGGGTAGCCAGTGGTGCGGCAACGCTGGTTGGGACTGGCGCCGCCAACGAAGACCGCCTCGCAACGCCCGCCACCATCGCCAGTACTCGGTTTCCGCGACCCATCTTCGCCGAGACGGAAGCACTCCTCGTCATCGCAGGCGGCGCCGAAATCGGCAAGGTGGACATCCGTCCAGAGACGTTCAGCGCGCCCAACTTCACGACCAACGCCGATTACCACGAGATGAGCTTTCTCGGCGGCTGCCCGCCGCTGGCGAGCCACGTGCTCACCAACAGCTCCCGCATCCTGGCGAACGATACCCAGCTCGACCAGACCAAGCTCCGCTACTCCGACATCACCCAGGGCATCGTCGACTTCACGCCGCATGAGAGCTGGGACCCGAGCCCGGGCGCCGCTGGCTTCTTCACGGCGGAGGCGCGCGCCGACAGCATCGTCGCGTGCGCGGAGAACACGAACGACATCTTCCTGTTTGGGCGCACGAGCCTGCAGCTCTTCTCGCCGGACCCGAGCACCACGTTTGCCCCCAGCGTCACGCGCGAGGTGGGGTGCCTCGCTGCTTACAGCCCGGTGAAGCTGGACGACAAGTACGCCTGGCTCGACCACCTGACGCGCATCATCGTCAGCGATGGCCGCGAGTGGGACGACGTGGGCGCGCCGGTCCAAGCGACGCTCGACGACCTGACCACGCCGAGCGACTGCTACGCCTACCGGTTTAGCGAGAGCTTCGCCGACTGCGTGGTGTTCCGGTTCGAAGCCGACCAGGAAACGCTCGTCCTGCAGCCCGGCATCGGCTGGAGCCGCTGGGCGCTGCACGACGCGGAGGCGGACGCCTTCACGATGTTCCCCGTGCTCTGCCACCACCTGCGGCAGGACGGCGGCCTGAACGTGGTGGGGCTGGAGGACGGCACCATCCGCGTGCTCAGCCTGGAGGCAGAGACCGACCTGGGCGAGCCCATCGTGGCTCACGTGTCGTCGGGCTTCGAGGACCGCAAGACGGACAACCTCAAGCAGACGGTGGCCGTGTACGTGACCATCAAGCGCACCCAGGCGGTGAGCGAAGGGGTCACCTGTTACCTCGAGTACCGCGACGACCTGAGCGCGGAGTGGACCACCATCGACATCGAGCTGGGCGTGGACGACGGCAACCACACGCCCACGATTCCGATTCGCTCGCTCGGCGTCTACCGGCGCCGGCAGTGGCGCTTTCGCTTCCCCGATTCGGCCCCGCTCGCGCTCGTGCGCGCGCTGGAGGCGTTCAGAACCCTGGACGACTGAGGACCCATGAGCTTTCTGAAGAGCGCGGTTAGCAGAGTGGCGGACAAGGGCGAGGGCATCCTCGCCAAGGTTCCAGTGCTGGGCCCGCTGCTAGGCGCCGAGACTGAAGAGCAGAAGGAGCTAGTGCGCCAGCAGAAGCGCATGGCCGAGGACGCCAAGCGCCGAGCGGAGCTGGCAGGCCCGGCACGCCTGCAGGCGATGAACCAGCAGGTGATGGCCTTCGCTCCGCGCAACAAGCTGATGGCGGAGATGTTCGGCCCCGACGCGGCCTTCACCGGCAAGCAGATCGGCGACATGACCGCCAACCCGATGGGCGCGCCACAGGGAGACCCCCAGACGGCGAAGCTCGCTCAGCAGCTGAAGAAGTACGGCCTCAAGAGCTACGAGGACGTGCTCGCGTTCAACAAGCAGACCAACAGCCGTCTGACGGATTCGCAGGGCTTCATGAAGGCGATGCAGCTGATGGACCAGCAGCGCACCGCGGAGGAAGCCGAGAAGAAGCGCAGAGCTGGGCTCGACGCGGCGTTCGCCACTGGCCCGGGCCCTGCCCCCATCGCGCCCACGCAAGCGGCGCCCGTGCGGAGGTACTGAATGCCCACCTACGGCTTAGACAACGGCACCACGTATCCGCCCTTTGGCGGCGTGCCCGCCTATCAGCAGGGCAACACGGCGCAGCCGCAATCGGCGCCCAAGAGCAACGGTGGCCCCATCCAGAGCCCAGGCAACAACCTGGTCAACCCGGGCTACACCGAGCAGTCCTTCGAGCACCTGCAGAACCAGTTCATGGATGACCCGTTCGCCCCGCAGCAGGCGAGCCTGGGCAACCAAGCGAGCGGCGCCAGCAACGGCGAGCAGTACCTAAACAACAACCTGGGAACCCTGGCGGGCCCGGGTCAGGGCCAGCAGTACTGGCAGCAGCAGCAAGGCCAATACATGAACCCCTTCGCCGGGGAGCAGTTTGGCCGCGAGCAGGCGCAGAACATGAGCGCCAGTGGCCCCGCGGGCGCCTTTTACAACCAGGCGATGGGGCAATACGGCGACTTCACCGGCTACTCCGGGCCGCAGAACGCCCAGGGCCAGTACGGCCAAGCTCAGGGGCAGCTCGGCAACGGCACCCAGGGCCAGCAGAACATGTCCGACATCGCCGGGCAGTACGGCAGCATCGGGCAATACGACGGCCCCAACCTGGCAGCGGGGCAGTACGAGCAGACCCAGGGCGCGTTTGGCGACATGCCCATCGCCAACTTCGACCCGTTCTTCGACCGCGCGCGACAGCTCGGCGTGCAGAGCTACAACCAAGGCGCGGCGGGGCGCGGCGTCTACGGTAGCTCGGAAGCGCTGAGCGGCGTTGGAAACGTCATCACCGACATCGAGGCGCAGCGCGCGCTCAAGGGCTTCGACGCAGAGATGCAGCGAGCGCAAGAGCAGCGCATGCGTCAGCAGCTACTCGGCGAGCAGGCACGCGCGGGCGACCTGTCCAGCCTGGCGGGCTTCGGCGCGAATCTGGCAGGCGTCGAGACGTTCGGCAACCTGAACAACCAGATGGGTCAGCTGCAGAACGAGTCGCAGAGCATCCTCGGGCAGATGGCGAACAACGCCGACAGCCAGGCGCTCGGCGCGCAAAACGCCAACATCGCCGGGCTGAACGCCTTCGGCGACATGGCGAACAACGCCGACCGCAACGAGATTGACCGCTTCGACTCGCGCACCAACGCGATGGAGGACGCCGACCGCAACCAGCTCGCCCGCATGAACAGCGGCGCCGACGTGGCCTTCCGCTCCGACGACGCCGAGCGCGCCGACTACAACGCCGAGACGGACCGGGCGACGAACGCGGCCAGCACCCGCAACAACCGCCTGCAGACGGCATCCAACATCTACGACACGGGCAGCGACAACTACCGCGCCGGCCTGAACGACACGATGGCGGCAGCGGACACGGCGGAGAACGACCGCCAGGACCGCCAGAACAGCCGCCTGAATCACATGGCGGACTTCAGCGGCGACGTCGGCAGCGCCGTGACCGCCGGGCTCAACGCCTTCTTCTCGGGCGACCAGCAAGCTTGGGAGCAGTCCTTCGAGACGGCCATCCTCCCCTACATGCAAGAGGCTGGCTACAGCCAGCAGCAGATTGACGCTGTCCGCAAGGACGCCTCGGTAGCGCTCGCCATCCCCGGCTTCATCCAAGGCCTGCAGGGCTCCGGCGGAGGAACCACGGCGCCGCGTCAGCTCGACCAAACGAACCCCTACGGCTGAGCCATGGCAATCGACACCAGCGGAATGCTCCTGAAGCTGAACCCACTGTCGTCCATCGACCTGGGCGGGCTGCAGAGCGCGCAGAACGCGATGCAGCAGCGCGAGCAGCTGCGCCTGCAGCGCGAGCAGTTCGAGGCAGCCAAGGCCAACAACGCCCGCGAGCTGGACCTGCGCAAGATGGAGGAGCAGGGCCGCAACGCGCGCGCCGGCATGGAGAAGGAGCAAGCGGCGCAAACGGCCAAGGCGGCGAAGCTGAAGCAGCGCCACGAGGCCTACGCTGAATTCACCAAGCTCAACGGCGAGGGCAACGTGGAAGCGGCGCGCGCCATGGTTCCGTTCATGACGTCGCTCGGCATGAAGGTGGACCTGGAGGACGAGCAGGCGGGCCTGCCCCGTTACACCATCAGCGCGACCCCCGAGGATGACCCGCGTCAGCTCGACCCGGTCAACCCGCTCGCGTCCGCAGAGGAGCAGCAGGCCGCCGCCGCGCGCACCCCGAGCAACGTGCTCGACATGGGGGCCCGGCAGCAGCGCATTGGAGCGCAGCTCGACCCGGTGATGAATTCGCTGGTGAGCGCCTACCCCGCGGAGTTCCAAGGCAGCGCCCGCGATACCTCCGCCGCCGTCCGCGGGCTCAACCTGAGCGCAGAGAAGACGGTGGAGATGTTCGACAAGATGCGCGGCTCTCCCGACCAGCTCATCAAGGCGGGCATCGACGCGGACGCGGCCAAGGCGGCAGCGGGCGTGAAGAGCGACAGCGCCGAGTGGAATACCGGCTTCGAGCAGGGCAACACCATCGCCACCAAGCTCAAGCTCGGCGACACGGTGGGGCGCCGCAGCGACCTGGGGATGGTCGTCGAGATTCTGGGCAACGGCAACAACCTGGACGACTACCTGGCAGGAGCCGCCATCTCGCGGCTCATGGGTGAGCGCGGGGCCACGACTGAAGGCGACATCGGGCGCGCGCTCGGCAACGCCGGCATGAGCTTCATCGACAAGGTCAAGGCGAACCTCCACGGTCAGGCAGTGGGCGGCCTCACCCCCGACCAGAAGAAGACGTTGCTCGGCGTAGCCAAGAACCGCCTCGCGCTCGACGCGCAGGAAATCCACGCCTTCATGGACAACGTGGAGAGGGGCGACGCCACCCCCGGCGTGGTGTCGGGGCGCAAGGCGTACCGCGACATGCTCATCCCCCGCGACGTCCGCGAGGGCTACGAGAAGCTCCGCAAGGAGAAGCAGGCGAAGAGCGCGCCCAAGCCGGCCGAGAGCGGGCGCTTCGACATGCAGGCCAACCCCGAGCCCGAGGCTCGCCCGTCGCCGCTGAAGGAAGACGACTTCGACGGCGAGCTGCGCCGGCAATCGGAGGAGCAGGGGCTCAACTTTGACGCCATCAAGGGCGTCATCGGGCCCGAGAGCGGCGGTAAGCCCGGAGCGGTCAACTCCACGAGCGGAGCCACGGGGCTGATTCAGTTCCTCCCCAGCGTGGCCAAGGCGATGGGCACCACGACCGAGGAGATCGGCAAGATGAGCGCGACCGAGCAAATCCCGCTCGTGCTGCGCTACTTCAAGGAACGCGGGCTCACCAAGGAGCACACCCAGGACGACTACTACCTGGGCGTCTCGGCGCCGGCCGCCATCGGCAAGCCAGACGATACCGTCGTCTACAAGAAGGGCTCCGTCGAGTGGGAGCAGAACCCCGCTTGGCGACCCGCTGGCGGCGGCGACATCACCGTCGGCGACATCAAGGCCTACGGCGGAGCCAAGCGCAAGGGCGGCGATGACGAGGCCAAGCGCGCCCGGCTGGAAGAGCTGCGCGCAAAGAAGGCAGGCGGCTGATGGCTCTCACTCCCGAAGAAGAGGCGGAGCTGGCGGAGCTGGAGAAGACCGTGGGACAGCCCACGGCTCCCACCGGCGCCATCTCGTCCGATGAATACCTGAAGGCGAACCAGGCGGTGAAGACGCCCGGCTCGGGGCTCACCGACGAGCAGCGCACGGCGGCGCTACAGACGCGCGACTCGTTCGAAGACCAGAACGCTCAAGCCTGGGGCCAAGCAGACCCGGGGGTGCAGGGCCTCATCGATAGCTACCTGCCCGTCATGCCGCAGGTGCTAGCGGCGCAGCCCAACAACACCCACCCGGGCGGCGAAGAGTCGGCGCGCGCCGAGTGGATGAACAACCCCACCCAGGCAGCCCAGGGCGCGGTGTTCGTCTACGAGCCGCCGCTGGATGTGGTGAAGAAGCGCCTGCTCGAGGATGCGCAGTTTGCGCGCACGCTCTACCCAGACGAGCCCCTGGACCCGCAGCGCATCGCCGAGCTGAACAAGACAAGCTCGGAGTACATCGACGCTAGCAACCTGCTGTGGCGAGAGGCCGCCGACGCTGCCGCCGCCTCCGGCAAACGCGCCTACCGCTTCAGCAAGACGCCGTGGCTCCAGAGCGGCGGCCCCGAGAGCACGGCGCAGATGCTCTCCACCAACATCAAGGGCCTGGCCCAGCCAGCCTCGGAGGGCATCGTCGCCTTCGTCCTCGGCATGGACGACACGGGGGCGTTCGGCGCGGGGCGCGGAGCCGTCGAGGCGATCAACCCGGAGCTGCAGACTGGCAACCAGTTTCTGGGCATCGAGTCTGCGGGCGGCATCCCCGCCGGCAAAGCCCACGAGCGGTTCGCCGGCATGGAGGCGGAGCATCCGGTATCCCACTTTGCCGGACAAGCTCTAGCGACGCTGGCCCCGTGGGGGCTGGCGAACCGCCTCTACCAAGGCGTAGCAGCGGGTGGTCGCGCGCTCGTGGGCGAAGGGGCGAGCCTCGGTATCCGCGCTCTCACCCACGCCGGCTCGGCTGCGGTGGCAGGAGCCGGGGAGGCAGCCATCCGGGAAGGGGTCGACGCGGCCTCTAGCGCCGCCAGGACGGGCAGCAGCGGCACCACGCTGGGAGATGCCGGCGGGCGCATCCTGGGCGTTGGAGCGGTCGCTGGCGCCATGGGCGGGGTGCTCGGCGGCGCTGCCGAGGGCCTGAGCGATTGGGTGGAGGGCGGCCGGCGCTTTGGCGAGCTGCCCCGGCGCTTCAAGCAGGCGGGCGGCACCTTCGAGGTGGGCCGTGGCCCCGTGCTGCCGCCGGCAGTGGAGCGCCAGCACGCGGCTGGGCGCGCTCGGGACCTGCCCACGGTGGACGTTGCAGCGGAGGGATTGGCGCCCAAGCTGGCGGCAGCAGAGAACGCCAATCTGAAGGCGGTCCGCACCACGGTGGCGGAGCGCAATCAGCCCTTCTTCAAGACGCCCGAGGGCAAGCAGCGCATCCCGCCGACCACGCTCTTCCAGCGCCAGGCAACGCTGCTGCAGGAGAACCTGGCGCCGGTGAAGGGGGCCATGCGCCCCATCGAAAACAAGGGCGCGCAGGCCGACTTCCTGAAGGAGCGATTCAACGACACGATCGCCGACTTCTCGCTCACGCCCGTCGAGGGCGCGGTGGAGCTGACGCCCGAGCAAGCGAAGAGCATGCTCCTGCCGCGCCGGCAGCGGGAGCTGGCCAAGATGCTCAAGGGGCCCAAGGCCAAGGCTGGCTCCTCTGGCGCTCGCGAGATTGACCCCGACGAGCTGACGCTGGGGCGCACGTTCGACACGGGCGAGGAAGCGGACGAGGCCGCCGCGCTGCTCAAACAAAAGGGCGGCAAGGTGTACGCCGTTCCCCGGCGCTACACGGCGGAGGAGCACGAGCAGGCTATCCGTAGCTACCAGAAGCTCGACGACCCCGCCGACCCCAACGCCCGCGAGCGCCGAGAGCTGTACATCGCGGCGCTCCAGGACCGCGACGCCCGCTCGCTCGGCGGCGTCAAGGGAGCCTGGTCCAAGCAGCAGCAGGAGAACGAGGCTCTCATCGGCGCCGCGCAGGACGACGCCAAGCTCGTAGCTCCCGGCGGCGACGCCTTCAAGTCGCTCGTGAGCTACGCGGAGCAGAAGCCCGGCGAGCTGCCGATAGTGGAGGCCGTGCGTCGGAGCGCCGATCGCGCTGGCGTGCGGGAGCAAGCCAACCAGATGCGGGCCATCAACCCCGCCATCGACCTGCAGGACCAGCTCGCGCGCGGTCTGGTCAGCGGCAGCTTTGGCGCCGGTGGACGCGCAGTGGCCGGCAGCCGCTCGACGCTGCTCGACAACATGCTGCTCCGCGGGCTGTACCCGATGTCCCAGCGCCACGTGCCGGCGGGAGTCCGTGCAGGCGCCGCAGGCGTCAACGAGTTGCGCGAGCGGATGAAGGAAACAGAGGAGCAGAAGCAATGAGCAGCAAGACTCGCATCCCCTTCAAGAACAGCCAGACCGCTGACAACGATGGGCTGCCCAAGGTGTCGGAGAACGTCACGCTCTTCAACAGCGTAACGGCGATGGGCCCGCGCAACCTGCAGAACACGGCGCCCTTCTACTGGTTCACCTACAGCATCGCGCCGAGCGCCAACACGACCGGCAACAGCGTGACCGCGCAGTACAGCAACGACGGCGGCACGACGTGGGTCGAGTTCTACGCCAGCACCACCAGCGAGCCCGTCGGCGACAGCACCACGTTCACCGACGAAATCTTCATCGGCCCCTACGCTGACGTGCGCGTGCGCTTCAACAACGGCGCCGTCAAGCAGGGCACGTTCGTGGTGAACATGTCACTCGACGCGAGCGAGCGCACCTCTGCAGGCGTGTGATGGGCGCACGCGGTAGCTTCAAGGGGGCGTTCAGCCCCGCCCGCGTGCAGCAGGTGCAGGCTGGCTACTTCTGGGACCCGGCCAGCGTACAAAACTCCGGCGCCGCCACGTTCCTCATACCCGAGGGCAACGGCAAGGCGACCCACAACATGGTCACGGTTGCCGCGAACACGGCGCCGGGCGCCACCCTCATCAACGGGCAGGCAGCACTGGAGTACACCAACGCCAACCCCGACGAAATCATGCGCGTCACGGGCAACGTGCAGCGTGGGTTCACCGGCTCGGTGATGCTCTGGGGCTGGGTGAGCATGGCCACCGCAGCCGGCATCCTTTTCACACATGGACGCGCTCCTAACCTGCAGTTCGCCGCCCAGTTCAACGCAGGCGACTGCCGCGTCTACGCCTACGATGGGAGCGGCAACGTCGAATCGCGCTTCCCCAACCCCGTCTATGCAAGCGGACCGTTCTACATGGAGGCCATCTTCGATGACTCGCAGACGGCGACTAACCGTCTGCAGATGTGGATTAACCGGGTCCAACTGACACCCAACGTCGCGGGCACGGCGGCGGCGGCGCTGCTGGACACGGCGGGAGTGTTGACGTTCGCTGGCACCCAAGCGGATTCATCCTCCCTCAACATCTCCGCCGACTTCTCCCACGGAGTCGTTGGGCTCACGAACGGCCTCCCGAGCGCCGAGGACCGCGACAAGCTCTTCAACTACCGGAGGCTCGCTTGATTACGGTCGACGAGAACACCGACGACACCCAGCTCTGGGAAAACCCGCAGGACGGCGGCGTGTACACGTTCGTGCCACTAAGCACGCTGAGCCCCGGTGACCGCCTGGAGGTGGACCGGCTGCGACAAACCGCCGTGGTCCTGACACCGCCCATCATCAACACCCTGCGCATCCCGGGCGCAGCCGACTCCACCGTCTATGTGCGGGTGCGCGAGGCCACACCGGCAGACCGCGGCAAGCCGAAGAAGCCGAAGCCCAACCAGGTAGCCAAGTCATGACCACCACCATCACCAGCAGCGCGCGAGCCAACATGCTCGACGGCTTCGAGACGTTCATGCTGCTCGGCAGCGGCACGGCGAACCTCACGCTCTACCAGGGCGCCATCAGCCTGTGTGTGTTTCCGCTGGCGGCCGCTCCGTTCGGCGCCGGCAACGCCAGCAGTCTCGTGCTCGCCTCCACACCCATCAGCTCGACGGGCACCGAGGTGGCGGGCAACGCCAACCGCTGGGTCATCACCAACCAGAACGGCGACACCGGCGCGAGCGGCACGCTCTCCGCGCTCGGCGGCGGCGGAGACCTGGAGACCGACAACCTCACCATCACGGCCGCAGCCACGCAGACGCTCAACGCGCTCGTGATGCGCATGGCCACCGACGGCGGCATCTACTGGGAAGGGAGCCTCACGCTCGTATGAACCAAGCAGCAGCACCAGCGCCCACGGTGAGGGCAGAGTTTCACGTGGAGCCACACCCGGACCCCGTCGTGCGCGCGCTCATCGAAGAGGTGACGCGACTGCGCAGAGAGAACCACCGCCTACAGGCCCGCCTCATCCTTTTCGGAGACCCGCAAGACCATGGCTCTCACCCTCGGTAACGCGACCACCATCGCCAGCGGCGCGCGCGACGCGCAAGCCGACGCCTTCGACGCTCTCATCAACACGGGCGGCGGCACGGCGGTGCTCCGCCTGCGCAACAGCACGACCACGCTCGCCACCTTCAACCTGAGCAACCCTGCCTTCGGTGCGTCCAGCTCGGGCGCCATCACGCTGAGCGGCGTCACCATCAGCGCCACAGCCAGCGCCGGCACGGCGACCGCGGTGGACAACTACCAAATCCTGGACCGCGGCGGCACGGTGCAGTGGACCGGCGCCGTCACCGGCAGCGACACCATCACCAGCGGGCAGACAGTGAATTTGACTTCGCTGGTGATAACATGGCCGGCATCATGAACCTGACTGACGAACAGGTGAGGCTCTTCTGGAGCCGTGTCGAAGTTGGCGCGCCTGAAGCGTGCTGGCCGTGGCGCGGCACTGCTCTGCGCAACGGCTACGGCCAGGTGAAGCTGGACGGGAAGCGCTATCTGGCGCATCGCCTCGCGCTGGCACTGTCGGGCAAGGAGGTGCCGCGATACATGCACGTGCTGCATGCGCCCGTGGTCTGCCACAACAGGCTCTGCTGCAACCCGGGCCACCTGCGCCTTGGGACCGACGCCGACAACGCGAAGGACCGTGCCAATGATGGGGCCGCAGCATACCAGCGTCCCGGCAAGTACGCGCCAAACGCCAAGCTCGGCCAGGCCGGCGCGGTCCTCGCCCGGTTTCTCGTGAGCCTCGGGAACCCTCGCTCCACGGTTGGGCGCTGGCTCGGGGTGTCCCGGGCTGCCATCTCACTGGCTGTAAGCGGGCAGACCTGGCCCGCATCCTGAGCTGAGCCATGGCGGCATTCGTCAGCTTCACGACTGGCGTTGCCTCGCGCTCAGTCACCGTGCCGGCAGGCACGGACCGCCTGCTGGTTGCCATCGCGCTCAGCAGCGCCAGCACCGGCGCACGCACAGCTACCTACAATGGCGTGAGCATGTCGGTCGCCAGCACGGCGAACGGCTGGGTGCAAATCTTCTACATGCTCGCGCCGCCGGCTGGGTCGGCGACGATGGCCGTCTCGGGTTCCAACATCTCGGAGGTCATCGCTGCCCACTACACGGGCATCGGCAGCTTCCAGAGCGGGCAGCAAGCGAGCACGGCGAGCGCCAGCTTCTCGCCCAACTGGGGAGGAGCAATCGTCTTTGGCATGGTGGCGGGCTCCACCAGCCACACCCCGCTCGCCAACACCAACGAGCGGCTGGACTCGGGCGGCGACTACTACGCCGACCGCATCGTCACCAGCTCGGGCTCGGTCAACGTCGGCGTCTCCAGCGCCACGGACCCCGACTACGCGGGCGCCATCTTCCTCGATTCGGTCCTGGCGAGCGGCACGCCGAGCGCCCCTCGTCCAACGGCAAGCGGCGCGGCCACCGTTACCGTCGCAGCAAGCGGCACCCCTACAGCGCCAGCGCCAACCGCCAGCGGCTCGGTAAACGTCAACGTCGTCAGCGTGAGCGGCGCGGTCACGGCTGCGCTACCATCGGTAGGCGGTCTCGCTGATGTTGTCGTCAGCGTCAGCGGGAGCGCGACGGCCCCGAGTCCCTCAGCGGAAGGACGGGTGTCAGCAGCCACTCATCCGCACGCAGAAGTTACGGCGCGTCACTCACGCTCTAGCGTGGCGACGATCGAGCCCATCGCGCGCGTCTCGACGGCTCGCGCCCGCGGCTCGGTCACGGAGGAATGAAATGGCCCACGTCGGACAAGCAATCACCTACTCCATCGTCTTCACCAACTCGAGCGGCGTCGAGACGGACCCGACGACGGCGCGCTTCTTCCTGCGCGAGGGCGTCGATGGGGTCGAGCAGCTCTGGACTTACAACGCCGCCGCGGTCGAAGGCACACACTACCCCACAGGGGCGACGCCCATCATCAAGGACGGCACGGGCAACTACTCGGTGGAGTGGGTGACGCGCAAGCCAGAGCGTCACGTGGGCTTCTGGCATGGCGTCGGCAACGACGTGGACCAGACGAGTCAGACAACGTACTTCGTGCGGCACTCTGACCTGGAGGCGATCGACGGCTGATGGCGTGCAACGACCGCCAGCTCTCTCAGGCGCAGCGCACGGCTGGTTACGACCAGCAGCGCACCGGTGTGCCTATGGCCGTGCGCCCCTTCAGCGGCTCGGCCACGATCGAGAATCTCATCGATTACCTGAACCGGGAGCTGGTGCCGGGCGTGCGCCAGACGCGCAGCGCCATCAACGACGTCTTCCTCCAGGTCGCCGACAACGCCCCGAGCGCCAACCCGCTCGCCTTCTACTTCTCCACCTCCACCGTCGCCGCCGACCCCACCGTCGGGCGCATCCGCCTGAACGCCACCCCGCAGAACACGGCGAGCATCATCCGCGTCAGCCAGAGCAATGGGCGCCTGGTGGACGTGACCCCGTGGCTCGACGTGATGAGTGGGGGCCCGACCATCCCGCTCGGCACGGTGACCTTGATGGACGCCATCAACCCCGGCCGCTTCCTTCGCTGGGACCTGAACACGATGACGGACCAGGGCGCCTATTGGGACCTGGGCGTGACGTTCATCGAGGGCAGCACGGCGGACCCGTTCGTCGATGACGAGGCCGTCACGCTCGGCTTCATCGCGGGCGTGAGCGCCGCTGGCTCCACCGTGCCCGTGGGCTCCATCAGCCCCATCGCGCGCGACACGTTCCTCGGCAACATCGGCACCACCACTGCGCCCCCGGCGGCCGTGCCGCTCGCCGACGTGGACTCGACGAGCATCATCTACGACGCCACGAGTCACACGTTCCAGCGGGCGGCGCTGACGGGTTTCGCCACGGCGACCCAGAACAGCAACGCCACGAGCAGCGCCGAGCCCATCGTCACCTACTCCGCCAGCGCCAACATGAGCGCCGAGCGAGTCACGACCAGCTCGACCAGCATCACCGTCGACATCGCGACCGCGGGACAGATTGAGTTCCGGAGCGCGGCCAAGACGGGCGCCATCTCTCAGGCGGCCAACGCCAACGCCACGCTCTTCGCCGGCATCCTGGACAACGGCGCAGCAGAGAACGACCGCACGAGCCTGGACTTCATCACTACCAACGATGTTGCGCTCGCCATCACTGACAACAGCGGCAGCGACAAGCTGGAGATTCGGGCCACGCTCGCCGCAGGCACCACGCAGAACGAGGGCACCAGCGGCGCCGTCACCGTGAACGCGGGCGTCAAGGTGCTGGCCATCACGACCAACATCTCCATCAGCGGCTTCGCCCGCAGCGGCGGCAACGTCGATGGAGACCGCTTCTGGGTGCGGTGCAACGACGGCATCGAGTGCGAGCTGCAGCACGCGACGGGCACGCTCGCGAATCAGATGAGCCTACCCTACGCGGAGAACCTCATCGTGCCCGGGCGCGGCATGATCGAGTTCCGCTATGAGGGCAGCTGGCGCGCCGTCTCCACCGGCAACAAGGGGCGCCTGCTGCGCGTCACCACGTACACCAGCGGCTCGGGCACGCACACGTACCTGAGCGACTGTCGCCGCGCCAACGTGCGCGGCAAGGGTGGCGGCGGTGGTGGTGGCGGCGCCGGCACCCCTGACGGCAACGTGGGAAGCGGCGGCGGGGAAGGCGGCTTCTTCGAGCTGGACATCACGAGTGTGCCCACGAGCAGCGCCTATGCGGTGGGCGCGGGCGGCACGGCGGGGGCTTCGACGCCGTCACCGGGAACGGCTGGCGGAGCTGGAGGAGACACCACCTTCCACGACGGCTCAACCACCCGCACGGCAGGTGGCGGGACGGGCGGGCAGGTCGGTGGCATCCTGGCAGAGCCGGGCGACGGCGGCTCAGCGCCATCCGTCAGCGGCACCGTCATCCAGGCTCACCCGGGGGCGCCTGGACAGCACGCCTACATGGCGAGCAGCGGAGCCCAGGGCTACGGCGGGCACGGCGGTGGCAGCGGCGCGGGGCGCGGCGGCTTTGGCGGCACGGACGCGACAACCTCTGAGGCGGGGGAGGACGCGGCAGCCAACTCGGGAGCAGGCGGAGGCGGCGCAGCGCGCCCCGCTAGCCCCGCGCGGGCGGGCGGCGCGGGCGGCTCCGGCTGGATTGTCGTCAAGGAATACACGTGACCCTAGAGCGAAGCGCAATCAACCCAGCGGTTGCAGTAACCGCGGTCGCCGTAGACGAGCTTCTGGCACTCACCGGCGACGGGAGCATCCTCGCCCTCGCACAGCGGAGTGGCACGCCGCTCCGGCTCCGCCTCTTGCGTTGCCGCGGGCTCGGCTTCGACGGGCACGTCGTCTCCCTCGTCAGCGGCAGCACCACACCCCAGGACCAACAGCAGCAGAAGAGCACCTCTCATGCTCTCAGCCTGACATCAGCTCACGGGGGCGCAACGGCCCCGATTCGGCACGCAACCAACAGAACCGGGAGACATCAACGTGGAACAGCACCATGACCGACAACGAAGTCATCCAGCAGCTAGTGGCGGAGCGGGAGCGACTGGTGGAGGCGCTCTGCGCCGCGCTTGGCATTGGTTTGTATCTGGCCCAGACCATTTGGCGCCTCGTACGCGAGCGGAACTACTCGCGCGAGCTATGCCACCGCGAGCAGCAACGGAATATCTCGAGAGAGAACGAGTTGCTGCAGAGCAATATCGCGCGGCAGAACGAGACGTTGCGCGTAGTATTGACGGCCTTCGCGAGCGGGGAGCCCGTCACGCTCGAAGACTTACTGAGCAGCGCAGAGCGCGACTGGAGTCTGAGATCGTCTCGCACGCCGTCCGAGGACTGAGCACAGACGCGGAGTAAGAAGGGTGCCCACCTATCACGACCGCCGGGGGGGTAGCGGACGCTATCGACAGGTGGGCTCCCCGAGACGCAACGTAACTCAGCTTAGCGCTGATGGATACAGCAAACCTTCACCCCCAGGGTATGGATTGACCCGTTCTGAAACACCTGGGATAATTATTTATGGCGAAGCTCCCTCCTCTATTGCCGCCGCGCCCGCTGGTGCCGGAGCCGTTCCGGGAGTGGGACAAGGGCGGCGACACGCTACGCGAAGGCCTCACACGCGACCCGCGTGATCGGCTCATCACCGAGATGCAGGCCACCATCGAGACGCTCAAGGTCGCGCTGGGCCAGGAAGCAGAAGAGCAGGCGCCGGAGACGCAGCCGAGCCAGCTGGCTCTGCGCCGGCAGCAACAGCTGGCCGCCGCCAAGATGACGCTCAAGAGCTTGGCCGTCTTGCTGCTGCCCATCCTGGGCGGCGTCGTGGCGAAGCACTGGCCCGAGTACTCGGTCTTCGTGGACTGGGCCAGCTCACTCGTGGGGCTCTGATGGCGCTCGGTATCGCCAGCCGCGCCAAGCTCGGCACGTGTCACCCCAAGCTGCAGCGGTTGCTGCGCGAGGTGGACCGGCGGCTCACCACGAGCAAGCTCTTCGACTTTACGATCGTGTGCGGGCACCGCGGGCAGGCGGAGCAGGACGCCGCGTTCTTCGCGCGCCCGCAGCGCAGCACCAAGCGCTGGCCCGACAGCAAGCACAACCAGGACCCCAGCACCGCCGTGGACATCGCTCCGTTCCCCATTTACTGGGATGACGAGGCCGCGTTCGCTCGCCTGGTGGGCTACGTGCAAGCCGTCGCCGATGAGATGGGCATCGGCATCCGGTGGGGCGGCGACTGGAACGGCAACGGGCGCACCGAGGACGAGCGCCTGATTGACCTGCCCCACCTGGAGCTGACCGAAGAGGAGCTAGCGAAGGCAGCATGAGCAGAGCAGGCCGCGTCATCTTCCGATTGCTGGGCGTCGTCGAGCTGGTTGCCGACGCCTACGACTTCGTGCGCGGCTTCTTCCGGAAGCCGTCGCGCACCGTGCAGGACCTTCTCGATGAGCAAGAAGAAGTCATCCCCCTCCGGCGAGTCACCAAGGCCCCGCCCCCGCAGCGAAGCGGAGGAACGCCTAGCCGAGGCCCTGGCCGCTGACGCCATCCCGGGCTGGGACCTGACGCGCGAGTACCGCTTCCATCCCGAGCGGCGCTGGCGCTTCGACTTCGCGTTCCCCTCGGTCAAGCTGGCGGTGGAGGTGGACGGCCGCGGCCACTTCCGCGGCAAGATGAGCACGGACTACGACAAGCAGAACGAAGCGACCCGGCTCGGGTGGCGCGTGCTGCGCTTTCAGTCGGGCCAAAAGAGAAAGGCGACCGAGTGGGCCGCCTTCATCCGCGAGGTGTTGGTTACAGCTCCGACTTGATGGGAGGCCCGAGGTCCCAGTCGGGCGGCAGCAGCCGCTCGCTCAGCACATCGAAGTCAGCGTCGTTGAAGAAGTAGTCGTCGCCGACGGTGCGCCACCCGCAGTCATCGCCGCCGCGCATGGAGCCCCACCGCGCCACCTCCACCGCCATGGCCGGGGTCGGCTTGTACCGCACCCAGTAGTACCCCGGCTCCCTCATGCCGCCTTGGCCTCCAGCTCCTCAGCAGTGGTGCCAAACTCTTCGGGGCAGTAGAGGCCCATGGTGGCAGCGGGCCACAGCAGCCGGGCCAGCTTGCTGCCGGCCGTCTTGGTGAGCATGTCGGCGGGGCGCTTGACCCAGTTGCCGCCCTTGCCATAGGCGGCGTCTTTCACCAGCCCGGCCTGACGAGCTTCCTCGATGGTGTAGGTGAACGGCACCGGCTCGGGGGTGCCCCGACGCTTGCCCACCCACGTGCAAGACGTGGCGCTCATCGCCTTGGGGTACAGGTATTCAAACGTCGGGTCTTTCTCGGCGAGCGCTCGAATCAGATCGGCGCTGGCGCTGGGCTTGCCTTCCACGATGTGGAAGCCGGCGAGCGCAGTGGTCACGCCAATGCCCAGCTCCTTGGCGCGCATCATGACGGTAAAGATTTGGGCCTCCGTCTTAAACTGACTGTAGAGACCGCCGCGGTGGAGCCACTCGCTCATCGTGTACGCCGCCGTCAGGTCGACGGGTTGCAGGTCGGCGCTGACGATGCCGTACTTGCTTTGCGTGTAGTGGGGCACCTCGGAGAGCGCCGTGGTGGGGCGCGCCACCCGGGGAGCGGGCGCTGACTTGGGAGCGGAGCGCGGTTCCACCAGCTCAGGCTCCTCTGCTTCGGGCTCCTCACTCTCGGCGGGTTGAGTTGCCTTCTGCTGCAGCACCTCCTGGTACGCGCGGCGGGCGTCGTCGATGCCGGGGTGCGGCTTCACGTCGTTCTCTGCCGGCGGCATCGGGGTATCGTTGCGCGTGAACACGGCGTCGGTAATGTCCATGGCGTTCCTTTTTGGTTGCTCGGGTTGTGCGTCCCGTCGGGACAGCAGGGCGTCCGCGTCGAGCGGCACGTTGGTGTTCATGGTGACCAGCTCCAGGCTGAGCTTGAGCTTGTCCCAGTTGGCGGCGAGCGAGCGCAGCGTGGCGGGCGGCAGCTCCCCGGGGTTCTCCGCCATGCCCCGGGCCAGGCCCTCTAGCGTCTTATACTTGTTGCAGAGCTGAGGCGCCCGCTCTTTGCCGATGCCCGGCACGCCGGGGATGTTGTCGCTCTTGTCGCCGCACAGCGCCTGATAGAGCGGCATCAGGTGGGGGCGTACGCCCCACTTCTCTTCCACCCCGTCGGCGTCGCGCTTGACCCAGCCCTCGTCACCGTGGGGCGGGATGTACTGGACGACGTTGGGCGTGATGCACTGCGCGGCATCCTTATCGCTGGTCACGATGCGCACGTCATCACACCACACGCCATAGATGCTGGCGAGCGTGGCGATCACGTCGTCGGCTTCGTAGCCCTCGCTCCACGCTTGGGGGTAGCCGAGCCGCTGAATCTCGGCAAAGAGCCGCTTCTTCTGCGCGCGCTCCTCTGGCGTGGTGGCGGGGCGGTTCGCCTTGTACGCTTCGAAAACCGCGGCGCGTCTATAGGGCGGCGCGTCGCGGCACAGGATGACGTGCGCCACGCCGACGCGCAGCTTGTCCAGGTCGCGCAGCGTCAGCTCTACCACCTGCATGGGGTCGGAGGCAGTGACCCAACGCTTCTTCCATACGTAGCTCAGGTCGACCAGTGCGATGGATGCGGGGCGGTTCATTTGGTGTCTTCCTTTTCCTGCCGGAGCCGGCAGTAGATGGGCTGGCCACTCGCGCGGTAGTGAGCTTCCGCCTCAGCGAGGCTGCCGAAGTAAAATCCCCCACAGACGAAATACCAGTGGGGCTGATGAGGCACCACGAAGGCGTTCAAAAGCTCTTCGTGCTCGCAATATCGCGATGGGGTCAAACTCAATTCCTGGTCAGTGTACTAGGGTCTAGTACGTTGGCAATGCTAGAACTTTGCTCAGCGCCCCTCGATGGAGCGCTCCAGCACGATCATCCGCTCCACCGTGTCGCGCAGCTGGCGAGAAACGATGTGGAATTCCCACCAGTCGGTGCCGTAGGCCTCGGCGGCCTTCTTGCGGAGCCGCTCAACCTCGGCTCGCACATGGTCCAGCACGAGCTGGCTCACGCTGCTGCCCTCGCCTTCACGCGCTCCGCCAGCCACAGCTTCAGGGCCTTGAGCGCCTGGGGTCGAGAGAGCTTCACGCCGGCAGCCTTGGCCTCGTCGAGCCACTCCCGCACGACGGGCCCCCACTCGCCCAGGCCCTTGTCGGCGATGTAGCGCTTGATGTTCCCGTCCAGCACCCGCAGGTCGATATCGATGAGCGGCTCGGGCTCCTCCCACGGCTTGGTGCGTGAGCTGGGCGGAGCTTCGTTGCGAGTCTTGGCCGCGCGCTCCTTGGCGCGGTCCTGCTCGCCCCAGGTCTTCCAGTTCGGCAGCAGCGTGCGGATGAAGTCCTCGAGCTTGTCGGGGAACACACCCCAGCGCCCGCCGATGGGGCCCAGGCGGAGCTTGGCGAGCCGAGCGTCGAAGTCGACGACCCCGGCGATCGCGGCGTCCGCCCTCAGCTCGGCGCTCGGGGTCCAGTCCTCCGGAATCTTATCGATGCGAGCTGAGATGGTGGCTGCGGCAAACCCCTGGGGGGTAGGGGGGCAGCTGTTGTCTTCAACAGCTTTTGATTTAGGTGTAGGTATGGTTGTAGGTGCGTCAACCTTTGCGTCAGCGGGGCTCGCCAGTGACGCATCGTTAGCGGGGCCGTCTTCCTTCTGACGCTTGCGATAGCGCTTCATGTACTCGCGCTGGCGAGCGTTGGCGCTCTCACGCTTGGCCTGCTCACGCTCTTCGGTGTGGTCGAGCACCTTCCAGCCACGGGGCACGCGCTCGATGATGCGTCCCTCGTGCTGGTCCTCGGGGTCGGCGTCGGGGTCTGTCGCCTCCATGGAAGCGAGCGCGTCGCGGGCCTCCTCGAGTGACACCTGAGCGCCGATGGCGACGCCGGCAGGAGAGGCGCACACGTAGCCCTCGGGGTCAGCGCTGAGCTTCAGCCACAGCCACACGCAGCGCCAGCTGGCGGGCATGGCCCAGATGCGAGAGCGAATCGTACGAGCGAAGATGCAGGTGTACTGTTGTCGCATGTTGTGTGAGCCCTCCCTGGCTCCATAGAAGCGCCGTCCATGGCGCGGGTTACTTGCCGCGTTTGCGGCGAGCAGAGTCAATGCTGGTGACGTTGGAGTCGGTGGGTAGCGCCTGCAGTCGCTTCAAGAGCGAAGCGGCCAGGTCCCATCGCTCGCTGGCGTTGGCGAGGTCATACAAGGCCTTCAGCTCAGACTTGTCTGCCGAATCAAGTATCCCCCACCCCCCACCCTGGGGGTGGGGGATAGAGTTTTCCTGGGCAGTCTGATGCCGTTTTTCTCGGGGTTTTTGAGCCTCAGGAATCCCCGGGTGTCCCGTGAGTGGATTTCTAATCCGCGGGTCGGGGGTTCGATTCCCTCCGGGCGTGCCCGTAATCATTGAGGAATTCGTCTCGTGCTCGTTTTTATCCCCCACCTTATCCCCCACCCTGGGTGCTTCCTTATTGAAGCCGAGCGCTACATCCAGGGGCAGGAAGTCGCCCTGCTTGGCGAGCACGGAGCGGGCGATTTCCTTCTTCCGCCCATAGTGCTTCTGCATGACCTGGCTGGTCGTGTGCTGGGTCCGGAGCATGATCTTCGACTCGCTCCAATCCTTGGCGAGCCAGAAGGCAACGGCGGTCTGCCTCAGGTCCTGGAAGCGGAAGGGCTCCATGCCGTCGCCGCTCGCGTGCAGGTCGGGGCGCACCTTGTCGTTCACGCCGCTGGCGATCAGGTCGGCGCGGACGCCCTCGGCTAGCTCCAGCATCTCGTTGGCGTCGAGCTGGGGGAAGATGAAGTCGGTGGCCTTGGCGTCGCCGCGGAACGCATGGAGCGCGGCGGCGACTCCGGGGGCCAGCTCCCACTGGCGAGCGTTCTTGTTGTTCTTGCCCTTGCCGATCGTGATGATGCCGTTATCGAAGTCGATGTTGGAGTACTTCAGTCGCAGCAGGTGAGCGGCGCGCAGCCCCTCGCGCACGTCCATCCCGTAGAGCAGCCGGCGCCACAGGGGCAGCTCGACGTTGGCGAGCAGCTTGGCGTCATCGTGTGGGTACAAGATGGCGTAGCTCGGCGGCGTGCTGATGGGCGGCAGCCAGCCGATGAGGGGCAGCGGATACTCCTTGGAGGTGATGATGCCGCAGGGCGAGACGGCGCGCTGACACACGGTCTGGATGACCTGGTAGTATTGGCGCAGCGCCGTGGAGGTCTTCACCCTTGGGCTGACGGCGCTAGGCGACACCGCCTCGCGGCACTTGGCTTCCGTCAATCGCGTCATCGGGATATGACCGATGACGCGATTGATGTACGACAGCCGCGAGAGGTTGCAGCGCGTGGTCTCTGGCTCTTGCCAGAGCTTGCTCTTGTACGCGGCGTAACGGGGGTCGAGCGCTAGCTCGTTCTTCGCCCAGCGCAGAGAAAACTCCTGGAACGTGGGCACGCCCGGGGCGACCTTGGCCGTAGCCTTGTGCTCGCGCACGTAGCGGAGCGCCAGGCGAGCGGCTAGGCCCGCCTCTTCCGGCGTGGCGGACTTGGCCACCTCACGCAGCAGGTCGTGAACCTTGGCGTGATCGCCCAGCGGCAGCAGGTCGTTACGAAGCGTCTCCAGGTCGCGCTTGCGCTTGGCAAACTGCGCAGCGGTGAGCGTGGCGGGGGCCATGCACTCGAGGCGCACGTCGCCGCCGACACGCAGCCTGATCAGGTAACCGCTCTTGGCC